AAAGTACCAAAGTCAGCAGGTCTACAGATGTAACCTAAAGAACCATTTAAAGCATTGTCATTAGCAACAGCACTTTCCATAGCTACTATCTCAGCCCAAGTTGGGTTAGCAGCAGCGAAAGTAGTAGTGTTAATACCTGAAGTATTAGAAATACCTGTTGGTTGACCACTTGAACCTGAACCAGCTAAAGCACCTAAATCAATAGCAGTAGCTATAGATTGTGTTAGGTCATCTCTGATTAAGTTCTCAACATCTAATGAAGATTGTTGTAATAACAATCTAGTTACATCAGTGAAAGCACCAATTACTTTAGGAGACATAGTTACTGAACCTGAAGTGAATTCACTTTCAGCAGCAGCAGCTCCTTCAGTTGCTATCCAACCACCGCTTGAAGCAGCAGTTTTCTTCGGAATTACCACGGAGCCCTGAAGCCCTCTAAGCAATGTCGCACCAGCTTGCATTACGCTTGAGCTGTTTCTTAATACATCAATAAAGTCTCCACCTCTGTAATCTTCAGCTATAAGAGTTGAATCATCAGATGAATTAATATCTCTTTGATTCCAATTTCTTAGAACTTCAGCAGGTAACATGATACCTTGAGCATCTTTACCATACTGTCTTGCAGCTTCAGCAGAACATTCAAATTCAAATGCTGCTTCTTCTTGGGCTTTTCTATCAGACGGATTAGCCATAGCTCTAATAGCTTTTACTAGGCTAAATTGTCTTACTTCTTTTTTAGTCATGCCAATTTCTGAAGGAGTTTCTAAAGGAGTGTTGTTAGAAATATTTTCTAATAATACGCCTCTAAATTCTTCAACTGAAATACCATCACTAATTGCTTTATCAGCTAAATCTCTTTTATTGTGTCTAGCAGCTAAATCTATAATCTCTTTTGAGTTTCTTTTAAATTCGGCTTTTGCTTCGTCAATAGTCTGAGTTCTAACTTCGTCAAGATTAATATCTTGTTTCTTTTCGTTTTCCATTAGTTTTACCTCAATGTTTTTGTGTTGTTTATTTTTAGAGCGACCAACTCCAACGAGCCTTGACTGGTCAGCAGGAACAGACACACTGGATACTTCCATAGGTGTCCATTGAGCTTTATAGTAAGTCTCACCATTGTTTTCATATCGTTCCAACTTATCAATTCTGTAGCCAACTGAAATGTTCATTCGTATACCATCAGCCACATCTTCAAATACTTCACGAGCTAAAGCAGATTTACCAAATCTAACTACTGCAGTTGTCCTTTTTGCTGTCTCATCTAATTTGAATTCTTCAATTACACCAATTTGCTTAGTCATATCATGGTCAAGCAATAATGGTGCTCTTCCTGATGCTATAAACTCCATGTTTATATCACCAGCAGAATGTCCTAGCACTTCCATGCCAAAACTACGTTCTACAGGTTCTTCAGAAGAAACACCTACGCGAACTACCCTTTTTTCTTCATCAAGATAAGAATGTTTTGATAAATCAATAGTTCTATATTTCATAGGCATATCAATTACTTTTCTTTCTTCATCTTCATGAATCATAGATACTTCGTCAGTCATTTCTACTTCTTCACCTTCATGTTCTACATCCTCATGCTTTGCAAATTCAACGATAACTTTATCATCAGTTTCACTCACATTAAGGATATGTCTATCTTCTTTATTCATAGATTTCTCCTCTTCATTTGTTAATAAAGGATGTTTTTCTGATTCTTGCGAATCAAAACTTGTTTGTCTTTCATCTTCTTTTTTCATTTGTTCTACCAATCTTTTTGACCAGCTATATCCAGCATCTCCACCCCATAATGCCCAAGCTATTCTTCCATTAGAAGGATAACCCTCTTCACCAGCACTAAATCCTTCAGCTTGCTTATCTACTTCATGTCTTGAAAAGAAGCTATACATTCTTTTTACAGTATCATCAGATAGGTTTTCACCAGCTACTATTTGTCTTGCTCTTACAGCTCCAACCCTAGTACCACCACGACCAAATTCTTCACGCCAGTCTAAGCCTTTTTGAGCTTCAGATTTCATTCCATCATTAGGTCTAGGCATCTTCTTCCTCTTCTCCACCCTGTATCTTTGCTTCTACAGGTAGTTTCTGACCAAATGGTTGATAGGCTAGTTCAATATCATATTGTTTGGCTAGTTCTATTTCTTTTTGATGCTGTTCAAATAATTCTTCTGTATCTCTTCCATAAGAAGCAGAAATATCAGAATAAGTAAGTGTTCCATTTTGTAAACCTATTACATTAGCTTGCATTTCTTTTAAAGGGTCAATCCAAGCAAAACTTCTAGGTATGTAATTTACTGACCTAGCAAACTTGTCATATTTACCCATTGGTAGATTGATATAGCCTGTTGATATAGACATTTCTAACCATGATTGAAATACAGGATTTATAAAATGCTCAACTACAAATTGTTGGTATATCTGATACATGCTTCTATCTTCTAAAGCACCCTGTCTTATTGAAGAATAATTAACTGAAGTTAAATCATTAGATAATGAATGATAAGAAATATTTAAACCTGATGCGATACTTCTTAAAACACTAGTTGTAAATGATTCAAATGCTGAATTAGGATGATTAGGATTGAATTCTCTAAAATCCATTCCAGCAGGTAATTGTTCAAATACACCAGCTTGTGCGTTCATTGTTGGATTAAAAGTATCTTCATATTCTCCATCACCAACATACCCATCACCATCAGGCGATATGAAAAACCCCATTTTTGATGCTCCAACTCTAGCACCCACAATTTCAGCCTCTAAATAACCATTTAGCATTTTCACATTAGCCATTGCTGTAGCAACCAAAGAAACACCTCTAGTTTGTTCTGCTCTAGTAGGTAGGTAAGCATGGATAATCTCATCAGCAGGAACTCTAATGTGTTGTGCTTGACTTAAATAAACTCTATCGTAAGGATGGTCTTTGTATAAATGATAAGCAACTGGTTTGTCATACTTGTCTACTTCAACACCCATTTTGATTCTATTGCCAGTAGCTTTATAAACATCATTTTTATTTTCATCTAAATGGTCTGCTTCTAAAAACTGTAACTGAAAACCAAAGGGTGAATTGCTATTTTTAATTTTCCTGATTAATACTTCACCATCTCTACATAGTGATTCAACAAATATTTTCTGACAATCTAAGAATGATAATCTTCCATTAGTTGTACAGTTGCCAACTTGACCCCATTCTTTCCAAGCACGTTCAATGAGCAGGTTAGCTCCAATGTCTAGTGAACCATTATCGTTCCTAGCCTTAGAGCTAACTCTTATGCCATGCTTACCGATAACATTAGATATCATCAGGTTTAGATATCTTGAAATATAGCTATCGTTTCTTGCTAATTCTCTCGCTCTATCGCGAAGTATTCTTATGTTATCTTTTATTTCAGCATCAGCACTTGTAGATGTGGTAACAAAATCTGCAAACAACCTTCCAGTATTAGCACCAGTGTAGCTTCTTCTGTATGCTTGTCTTTTTTTCTTCTTAGGCTCATTTACGCCCAATATTCTGTTATACCATGCCATTATGTGTAGCTCTTAGGAGTTGAGCCAGTAACTCTACCAAAGTTTACTTTGATAGTATTTCCTGACCCTCGTTTATTTCTAATTCTTTGTATTTTAACTTCTTTAAGATATTCAGCTTTGTATCTATCTCTAAAAGTTAATAGTTCATCTATAGACATTCTTGATAATGACCTTCCAGCTATAGACATAGATGATTGGTCAATATTTGCCCTGTTCTCAATAACTGCTTCTATACTATCTAAAACAATTTTTGCATGACTTCTAACTGAAGCAGATGTAGTTGCATAATTATCTTGAACTTCTACAAAACCTTCTTCAAGTTTGACTCTTGCAGAATCAGAACTTCTAGTCATGTAAGAAACCCAGTTGTAATTACCTTTTGTGTAAGAAGATGTGTTAGTAGCTTCGATAATATATGTATCGCCTGACTCTGTTGCTGTTAATGTAAAATTAGAAGCTGTAGCACCATCAACTAAATTAAATTCATAAGATAGTGAATAGTCTGCTACTGGATAATCATCTGATAAATTTTCTCTTTTCCATGCCCAAAAGTCTCCTAACTGAAGCTCAGCAGGAACTTGGGGTGGATAATTTGTTGAATCAAATTTGTTGCTCAAGCAAAAACCTCATAATGTTTTAGATATATCTAATATTACACTATGGTTTTCTGCTAAAAAGTCAACATATTTACAAGGAAAAGTCAAATTACTTCCAAGAAGTAGCAAAATTTCCTCTATTTATGCCTTTTTGGGGCTTATTTTGCCCTTTTTCTTTAGGTTTTGTCTGTCTTGTTAGTATTTTTTCTTCAATTGAATCAAAATTAGGGTTTAAGATGTAAATAGCAGCAAAATTATAGACCAGTGTATCCAAAGCCTCATTTCTTGGTCTTAATTGCTTCCAAATTAAAGATTTTCGACCTCTAACAAACTTTGTAACTCTTTTTTCTGCTGTAAGCTGTTTAAAATACTCTTCATCAAGGTTTGAGCAAAAATGCAAGGTAGTTAGTTCATTTTCAGCAGCTAAACGTGCAAAAATAGCTTCTTTTGCTGAATCTGTACCAATTCCATATAAAACAGCCTTGTTTTTACCAACAAATGTAGGTCTATTAGCAATTGGCTTACCAGCTTGAGATAAACCCTTAACTGCAAAGATTCTTCTAGCTTGTCGTGGTTTAGTAAATTGATAAACCATATTAGTATGATGACCACCTGAGTCAATAGTACAGCATGATATAGGTATTAATCTTTCAGATTCAGTTTTAAATCTTTTCTTAAGATAAGCATCTAAGTCTGACCAAACATTTATAGCGTTTGGATCACCCCAAAATATCTTATAGTCACAAACCCATGCTTCATAGTTTTTACCCCAACCAACTAACTGTAATTCCAATCTGTCTTTTTGTGTATCCACACCAGCAGTTAAAACTAACACATCTTCAGGAATGTTTGTATAATCATAATTTAATCTACGTTCAAGTAATGTTTCATATTCAACTGTTTCTCCTTGTTCTTCCCAAGATTCACCCAAAGCAGTATTTATCCAAGTTTTTAACATTTCAGGCTGTTTCTTAGCTTCAAGAAAGTTTTTAGCCATATCAGCCCATGTTGACCAAACAGAATATAATTCTGATATATGAAATCCTGCTGTATTAGACTTAGGAGCAGATGCAATCCATTCACCATGTTTTAACATCCATTGTTTTTTAGACTCATCTATAACTGAACCACAATGATCGCAAGCGTAAGAAGCTGTTTCAGGCTTATTTTCATCCCAAACTACGTTTTTCCATTTTAAAACCTGTTTTTCGTTACATTCAGGGCAAGGTACATGGTAATAACGTTTATCTGATTCTTCAAATGCAGTTTCTATTCTTGATAGTCCTTTGATTGTAGGAGTAGAACACATATAAATCTTTTTATTCCAAAAAGTAGTTGTTCTTTTAGTCGCTAGTGATATTGGGTCACCCTCTGCTCCTGCTGATTGTTCGTATCTATCAACCTCATCAGCTAATACAATTCTAATTGGTCTTGATGCAAGTCCTGACGCAGAATTAGAACCAACTATGTTTAGATTACCACCAGCAAACTTCTTAGATAAAACTGTATTACCACTATCTCTACTTCTAGGGTCTTTGACACAATCTCTTATCTTTTCAGAATCTCTAATCATAGTAGCAAGTCTATCTTTACTAAATGCTTGAGCCATTTGTAAAGTTGGTTGCATGATTAACATTGGAG